ATGTAAATAAATAAATAATTTATCTGGTTCAGATTTAGCAACATCATACATTTTTTTTATACCATGATATTCATAGTGATTATCATTTGTTGTATCTATATTATATTTATTTTTATCAATAGTATTTAAAGATTGATTAATTACATTTTTAACATCATTAATAATATTATTATCACTACATGATAAAACAATATGTAATTTAGCACTTTCAAAAATATTTGATACTTTCATATCAAAGAGTTGTCCTTCAACAATAACTTTCCAATTTCTATTTGGATTAATCCAAATAAAGTATATTATGTTTATTTTATGTGACATAATAAATACCAATATATTTTTTATAAATCAACTTAAATAAAATATTAATAATTTTAAATAAAATATTAATAATTTTAAATAAAATATTAATAAATTATTTTATTTAAAATAATATATACAAATATATATGATAAATGCTAATAGATGATTATTTTGTTCATCAGTTAAACTTTGAAAAAAAATATGGAAATAAAACAATTGTATTAATGCAAGTCGGAACATTTTTTGAATTATATGGTGTTAATAATGAAATTGAAAAAATAGGAGATGTTCAAACAATAACAGAATTATTGAATATTCAATTAACAAGACGAAATAAAGCAATTTTAGAAAATAGTCGTAATAATTGTTTAATGGCGGGATTTCCATTAAATTCTTTAAAAAGATTTATTAATATATTATTAACAAATAATTACACTGTTATATTAATAGAACAAACTAGCGAACCACCTAATCCGAAAAGAGAAATTACACAAATATACAGCCCAGGTACATATATTGAAGAAATAAATCAATCTGATCAAAATAATATAGTTTCATTATTTATAACAGAAGATTCTTGTTATAAAAATGGACAAACATTATTTGTTTTTGGAATATCATCTATTGATTTATCAACTGGAATAAACACAATTTATGAAGGAAAAGAATTATATTATGAAAAAAATGCATTTTTTGAAGAAATATATCGATTTATTGAATCATTTAATCCAAAAGAAATAATAGTTAATTTTAAGAATTTACATAAAATTAAATTAGATGAATTAAGAATGAAAATAAATAATATTCAAAGAGTAGTTCATTATCAAACTGATATTGAATCTAAATTTTTTAATTTACATTATCAAAATCAATTTTTAAAAAAAATATTTATGAATAGTGGTATATTAACACCAATTGAATATATTGATATGGAAAAAAAAAATAGTGCATTAATTTCATACTTAATTCTTTTACAGTTTTCTTATGAACATAATGAAAGGATTATTGATAAAATTCAAAAACCAATACATTGGGAATACGATGATCATTTAATATTATATAATAATGCAATATATCAATTAAATATTATTTCATTAAGCGGACATCAAATAGGTTCAAAATATAAATCATTATTTGATATTATACAAAAAACTTCAACAAACATGGGTAAAAGATTATTAAAACATAGAATTATGAATCCAATTACAAATATTAATATATTAAATAAAAGATATGAATTAATTGATTTATTAATGAATTCAGATAAATTACTATATATTGAAAAAATATTAAACGAAATTATAGATTTAGAACGATTACATAGAAAAATATCTTTACAAATGTTACATCCATATGAATTTTTAAATTTATCATATTCATATGAAAATATTAAAAAATTATTTATTATATTTAAAGAAAGTTATGATTTATCATTATTTAATATATCAATAAATACAATTAATGAATTTAATACATTTATTACATATTTTGAAAATTTATTTATTATAAATGAAATGGGTAAATATGGATTATTAAATATTGGAAATTCATTTTTTAAAAAGGGAAATTATCTTAATATTGATGAAATTCAAAATAATATTGATGAAATTAATAAATTTTTTAATAATGAATGTAAATTTTTATCAAATATAATTGAAGAAAATAGTGATTTTGTTAAATTAGAAAATAATGATAGAGATGGATATTTTTATTATACAACTAAAAAAAGAAGTGAAATATTATTAAATAAATTTAATAAAACACAAAAAGAAAAATATGAAATTAAAAAGTATAATGGTGCAAATATAAAAATTACTAGTGAAGAAATTATAAAAAATAGTAATAAATTAATTGAATTAAAAGAAGAAATTAAAAAATTAACAAAAGAAGTTTATTTAAAAACACTAAATAATATTGATGAAAAATATATGGAAACACTTAATGAAATAACTAAATTTATTGCATTAATTGATGTTATTAAATGTAGTGTATTATGTGCAAAAATATATAAATATAATAAACCTCAAATTAGTGATATAAATAATGGAATGAGTTTTTTTAATGCAAAAGAAATAAGACATCCAATTATTGAAATAATTAATGAAGAAGTTGATTATGTTAAAAATGATATTTATTTAAAACATGATGAAAATAATGGAATTTTATTATATGGTGTAAATGGTGCAGGTAAAAGTAGTTTAAGTAAAGCGGTTGGATGTAATATATTATTGGCTCAAATTGGTTTTTATGTTCCATCAAAAGAGTTTATTTATTATCCATATAAAAAAATTTTTACACGTATAAACGGAGATGATAATATATTTAAAGGAATGTCTTCATTTGCGGTTGAAATGGATGAACTACGATCAATATTAAAATATTCTGATAATAGGTCTATTGTACTAGGTGATGAAATATGTAAAGGAACAGAAGAAACATCCGCGTTATCTATTGTAAGTGCAAGTATAATGCGTTTTTGTAAAAATAATGTTAATTTTATATTAGCGACTCATTTTCATAAATTATGTGAAATTGAAGAAATTAATAATTTAAAAAATATAAAGTTCATGCATTTAACTGTTGATTTTAATAATGATAATGATAATAAAGGAATTATTTATGGAAGAAAATTAAAAGATGGTACTGGTAGTAACTTATATGGAATAGAAATAGCAAATTACATTATTGAAGATGATCTTTTTATTGAAAATGCTAAAAGTATAAGAAATATTTTATTAAATAAAAATAATGAAATATTAAGTAATAAAACATCTAATTATAATAGTCATTTGTATATGGATAAGTGTATTATATGTGAAGATAATGGAATGAGTTATCCATTAGATACTCATCATATTAAAGAACAAAATACTTTTGATGATTATGATATAAATAAAGATAAACTATCTAATATAGTTGTATTATGTAAAAAACATCATGATTCTGTTCATAATGGAAATTTAGAAATTAATGGATATATTTATACAACAATCGGAAAAAAATTAGAATATAACTTTAAAGAAAATAATGAAAAAAAAGTAAGTAAAAAAAAATTTAATGAAGAGCAAATAAAAGTTATAAAAGACCTTGCATTAGAATTAAAAGATCAACAACAATTTTGTAAAATTATGATTAAAGAATTAAAAAAAAAGGACATAAATATATCTCAGTCTATTTTAAATAAAATATGTAATAATAATTATTAAATTAAAATTTTATAAAAAATAAAATATTAGAATATAGTATAAATGCAAGAATTAGAAAATCAAAAATCTGGTGTTAATGTTAGTTTAAAAGTAAAAGAATTAAAAAAATTAACTAAACCTGAACTTATTGCTGTTAGTAAAGTTATTTCTAATGTAACTGTAAATAGTAAAACTACAAAAGCTCAAATCATAAATCAAATTATAAATCAAAATAATAGCGATGATTTATTAATTAGTATTATTATTTTTAATAAAAGTGATGGAAGTATTGAAGTTCATGAAAAAAAAATTAAAAATAATATTTCATCAGAAAATTTAGATAAATATTTATATTTTTCTACACCTAATACTAATCATACTCTTTATACTGATTATGAAAAAAAATTATTTGAAATTATTGAAGAAGATTTAAAAAATTTATATAATCAAGAAAATATTGATATTATCATTATTATAAATAATAAATTATGGTTTTCATACATAAGTAATAAAAATTCAATTAAAAAAATTTTAAGTGAATACTTTGAAGATGTTAATCATAATAATATTACATTTTATAATAATAGATCTAATAATAGATAATTCAATACTTTAAAATATAATTATGAATTTTTTACTTTATTTATTATTTTTAAATAAATTTAAATAATACAATTTAAATAATATAAATTTATATTATTTAAATTTATATAATATGGAAATGAATGCATTCGATTATTTTGTATATTTTGTATTATTAATAAAAGTATTATATTTTTCATGTGCAATAGGTATCATGTATTTTACTCATACTAATAATAAAAAAGAATTAGATGAATTTAATTACTGGAAAAATAGATTTGAATTTATTTTTAAAATATTAATGTCAATAATATTAATATTATTATTTAATCCATTTAGAAAAACACCTATAATAATAAATCATCATACAAGATTATTATTATTTGTATATGGTATTATAGTATTATTAAATGTAAATTGGGGGTTATTTTTTACAGAATCTCCACTATTTAGAATATTAAAAAGTGAATAATAAAAATTTAACTAAATAATATTTTATCAACAGTTGTTCTAACACAAAATATTTTATGTAATATTATTCCTAATAGAAATAATATAAGTAAAGTTGCAAAAAAATTAGATTTAAATATTCCTGAAATAATCCATGCACCTATAATTGTCATAACAACATCAGCAATGGCAATATTATAAATACGATATTTATGGATTCCTTCATTTGGTTTTCCTAATGCATCTTTATATTTACAAAGTGACATAATATATTATATAATTTTATAATATATTAAAAAATATTTTTTTATATTTATTTTATTTAATTATCAGAAGAATTAATTGATAATTGTTTTAAAATATCTTCTGCTCTTAAATCATTAAAATTTGGGAATTTATTTTGATTAGAATTATTATTTCTTTGATTAGAATTATCATTTACAGATTGTAAACTTCTAGATGATCCACCATCACTATTTTTTACATCAATAAGTTCTTTTTTAAGTGTTGAAACTTCATTTAATAGACATGCTACTAATGTTGTTAGTTTATTATGTTGAATTTCTAATTCATTAATTTTTTTTCTATTAGCTAAATTTGCTTTAGTATCCATTATGTATATTATTTATAAAAAAATGGTTTTAAATAAACGCTTTTATAAATAATTTTTAAATAAAAATTGATTTTTTTAATTACTTAAAATTATATGTATATAAATATATATATAATATGATTATTCCAATTAGATGTTTTACATGTAATAAAGTTATTGCTCATTTATGGGAAGAATATTTAAAACAAATTCAATTAGCATATATTGAAGAAGATATTAAAAATAATAGAAAAAATAGATTTGTTGATATCGAAACTATTGAAAATAAAACAATTGAAGGTAAAATACTAGATGAAATGAAATTACATAGATATTGTTGTAGAAGAATGATGTTATCTCATGTTGATTTATGTGATAAAATATAAAATTTCTTATATTTTTAAAATTTTTTATAAAATTATAAATAATAATATTTTTTTAGTAAATAATATTATAATGAGTAATAAATGGAATTATAATGATTTAATAAATTGGATTAAAAATGGTTCTAATGGGAATCAATGTTTAAATATCACTTTTTTAGATTTTTCTAATCAAGAAATAAGTGTAATACCATCAGAAATTGGTAAATTAAAGAAAATAATAAAAATAGATTTTAGTAATAATAAATTAGAAAAATTACCAAATGAAATAGGTGAATTAAAAGAATTAATAAAAATAGATTTAAGTAATAATTTATTAAAATATATTCCGTCAGAAATAGGACAATTATATAATTTAGAAAAAATAAATTGTAATTATAATAAATTAATTTCATTACCTTCAGAAATG